AGACCTTGAACAATTTTTTCTTGGAAATCTTTTCCATACGACGCAAACGAAATATTGGACTCTTGTGTCACGTGCAACCTCTTAATCTAAGTAAGTAAAGCTAAGGAAGAGCGATTCAACGTCAAAGTTTTGGATGCCTTCAGCAATCAGATCTCTCATCATTCCGATTTTATTACCCTTGGGCTCAAATGTATCTACGATGTATTCGATTTGATTCATCTGATTTGCAGCTAAATTACGCGAATCTAAGTATGTGAGGCGCCAGTTACGTTCCAGCAACTCAAAGTTATCTGCTATCTCTCGGTAGATCTTAATTTTTCCCTCTGCGTGCGTAGATGCATACTCAAATATTTTTTTAATATCAGCTTCTTCATCATCTGCTAAGAAGGGAAATCGCTTAGCCATCGTCTTGTATCCAGCACCTTTAATGCCAGAGATGTTGTCAGAGCTATCTCCCACTGCTGCTTTAGCAATGCAGTAGTTATTCGAACTCACGCCCACCAAACCAAGTATATCCTCAGAAGTCACGATCTCCTTGCGCCCGAGGCGAAAGATCCGAGTCTTATCATCTAAAAGCTGATAATAATCCTGGTCTGAGGAGATGATTACCTTTGATTCCTTCCGGAGCTTATACTTGCAAAGATATCCTATGACATCATCTCCCTCACAGTCACCCACATATACTTGGCAGATAGGCAGGTTCTTCATCATGGCGATCAGGGCAGCGATCTGCTTGTTACGATTCAGCTGCGTGTCAGGTATGTCTTGCTCGTAAAAGCGATTCATTCTTGCGGGCTTCTTACCTCGCTTGTAATCTGGGTAGATGGCTCTTCTCCTTGAAGAACCTCCCCCCTCCCACACAACAAAAATCTTGCGAGGTGAAAATCGATCAATGATGTTGCGCATCGACTTAAGAAAACCGACGACGCCACCGACATGATGACCATGCTGACTAATTGATGGGTTCGCTGAATAAACACGAAGAAAAAGATTCATCGCGTCGAAAATAAGAACCGGTCTATCTTCCTGATGAACCAAAACCTTTGTCGCCCCGCGCTGATGGGCGCACACTACGTGTCTCTATAAATGCAGTTTTATTTCGCAGAGACTTTCCATGCACGCTATAAATGACAATCTGTGCAACCCTATCTCCCTTTTCAAATTGATAAGGTTGTTCTCCGCCGTTATAAAGCATCACTCCGATCTCACCTCGATAACTAGGATCGATAATCCCGCCTACAGGAAAAACTGCGTGCTTCATTGCTAAGCCGCTTCTACCCTCAATCTTAATGAGAATCTTCTTATGCGGATCATCATCGTAGGGGTTCTCTGCCAGAATCCAGCCCGTGGGAATAATTTGCACCTGCCCGGGAGGAATAAATCCAGACTCTACTGCGCTAAGATCCCATCCTACATCTCCTGCATCTTGACTGGGCAGAACTGCATCGGAATGTGATCTCTTTACATTGATAAAAATGCTCATTTTAGATCTGACTCCGCAATATCCATCGCCACGGCACGAACCTCCTCATAAGAGTTGGTATCAAAATCAGGATTTCCATCGAACTTCTTCACGAGGATGTTCTCCAGCATGGTTTGTATATAGGGCAAATACTGCGGATCTCTCAGGAGGTCTTCCATCCCGCTCTTAGTAAACTTCTTCTCAACTGATACGTCACCAGATTTCTCATCTGACACTGTCAATGTCTTCCACGCGCCGGCTCCCTCCACAGAGTAGATCTTTCCATCCGCGCTGACGTCGGGAGAGGATCTCAGCAGATCAGTTATCTGCTCATGCTCCTTCACTCCGACACCAAAATGGATCTCAAAGTGACAAGTTCTGAACGGTGGTGCGACCTTGTTCTTAATAGTTTTGGCCCAGACATTGATACCCACCACTTCACCATCTTTGTTTTTGATGGGGGAACCTGCGCCTAACTTGATTCTAGTCGAAGAGTGAAAAGGAAGAGCCATACCTCCGGGTGTAGTAGTTGGATCACCATACATCACCCCTATCTTAGTTCTCGTCTGATTCAAGGCGACAAAGAGCGTGTTCGTGCTTCCAATCACCTGCGTGATCTTACGCATACCCTTTGAAATGGCGCGAGCTTGAAGACCTATGGAGTCCTTATCATAGTCGCCTACAAGCTCCGCTTTGGGGGAAGATGCAGCGACTGAATCCCAAATGATGGTAATAGGAACATCTTTATTCAGGCCCCGAGCCTTCATAATGGTAGATTCAGCAACCTCAAAAACTTGCTCAGTACAAGCTGTCTCGATGAATACAAACCGTCTAGAAACATCAATCCCTAGAAGGCCTAAATTCTCCACAGAAGTACCATTCTCTGTATCAATATAGACTACGATACCACCCATAATCTGCGTGCTTCTAGCTATCTGGTAGGCAATGTGGGACTTCCCGATCGATGGTGGTCCGAAAATCTCAACGATCCTGCCGGCGGGTAGGCCGCCGTCCTTTCGATTGGAAACGATGTAATCAAGTTGCCTGATCCCGGTGGATACCCACGCTTTCACATGTGTCGGTGACTCATCAACGCTAAGGTTGTAAGCAATTCTGCTTCCGTGGTCCTTATTAAGTGACTTGATGAGCTCCGATGTGAAGTCGTCGGATCCTCTAGGCTTTTTACCTGCAGTCTTATTGGCCATTGCTTCTCCTAGTCGCCGAGAAGGTCAGCGAATGCGTCATCAAGGGAGTTGTAGGATTTACTCTCAGCGTTAGGCTTGGTTTCTTTGGTAGTGTCTGCGATCGGCGCGGTAGTACGCGTAGTCCCTTCGTCAGAATCTGCAGAACCATTTAGCCAATCATTAACCTTCTTTTCAATCTCTTCGTAAGACTCGAGCTTGTAGATTTCATCCAGATCAGGAATGCTGGAAGCCCACGTTTCGATCTCCTTTGCCTTGGAAGAAAGCTTGCTAGCCTTACCTCGAGGCATTACAGAGGTCTTGGACCATTGCTGCCCGGGGGGCTTAGATAGTGAAACCTTAATGTCTCGTCCTTCTAAGGGATCAGTGATATCACCATAGTCAGGATCAAGCATGATATTGAGGATGTCCTGGTATACCATCTTGCCGAAGGACCACAGTTGTACGCCCTTCTCCTCCGCGCCGCGGACGACCACAGGAGCATATCCTCGCATCTTGGGATATAAGCGCTTACAAAGCTCAGCTGACTCTGCGGAACCTTCATCGCGAAGCTTATTGATCAGTTCCTGGATGGGATCAGGCTTGCCAAATTGTTTGGGAGCTAGAATGCCTCGGTTTTCACCTACATTATAGTAGAACCAGCGCTCCTTAAAAGGTTGTCCGTCATTATCAGTATAGGGCACAATCCGAATGGTGTGATCACCCTCTTCGGGCCTCCAGAATGCAGACCCTTTACGAGCTGTTCCTGAAAGTTGTGCAACTTTACGACGAATCGCGTCAAAATCAATAGCCATGTTTTCTCCTTGTACCTTTTATGGACAGGAGTATTCTAACTCAACTACAGGGGATGTTCAATACTTATCGGACTTCTTCATGCGTCGAACTTTGAGGGTTCTAGTGCCTGTTACTTTCATAGGAGTTCCGTGCAAAGCGCGTGCATATGCTGCCCAAGGGGGAGGATCATCAGGGCCTCTATTTGACATGCCTAAAGGAAGCGTATATCCCGCGACTCCTCCTGCACCTGAAAACTCATCAAGGTCGTCATCGTCATCGTCATCGTCATCGTCGTCTTCTTGACTCCGAAGAATTTCATCATTGAAAGCTGCTCTGCCTAAAGGCTCTTCATTAAGCTGAATGATTACGCTTCGGATAACCTCACGCAAGTAGGCTTCGCCGACCGACCCACCAGTGGGAATCCCGATCATTGCTTTTCCGCCACCCTTGCTTTTGTATTGTCTTGACATCCCGGCTTTATAGTTACCACCTTTTCCTGGCATGCCCGACTGATCTTCAAACTCTTCTCGATCAACATCGGTGTATACCGAGAGCGAGCCGGTGCCCATTCGGCCCATTATCGAGCTATTAGGCTCCCCTGTCATTCCTGACCTGGGAAAAGGCCTCGGGGCCCACCCAAGTCTATGGATGCCGGGCGGGTTTTGAAAAGCTGACGTTCCGTGCGCGCCAGTCTGTCCTGTTCCCGAAGGTCTATCCCTCGTGTATTTGACAAACTTAGGCCTAAATCTTTTAACTACTTTGCTCATATGGGTAAATATGGCTTACTCTAGAAAGAAACCGCGGTATCTTCTTCGCGAGAACGAGATTGAACCAGCTTATTTGCTGAGGAGATCACTAGGGCTAGCGAAGGCTCGCGCATAGAGTAGAGGCGAGTATCATCTGTGAGCCCATCAGCCAGCAGAATCGCCATCCATTCATCATAGCTTAGCTCGACACCGAATTTTTGCAGAAGGTAAAGGCTGCGGTGGGTCGTCCTCATGTGTGGGAGCTTATCATTGAACTTGTAGTTCTCACCTAAATTTTCCTTGCGCCAGTTATTATCCTGCGGTAGATAGAAGTCATGCTTCTCATCACCAACTTTGCCAATTAAGCAGAACAGGGAACACAAGATGATCGACTCATTAGGCACCTCAATTCCGCAGCCTTTGGCAATCTTATAGCTAGACTCCAGGATCTTCAGGGCATGATTCAGCAATCCACCCGGGAAGGAATTGAAATATTCATTGCGATCAGATGAGGGTGACATTACTAACCGCTCACCTAGCTTCTCAATCAAGGCTTTAAGATTCTCAGATCGAGGTCCGACTTTCTCACACAGGGCTTGGAACTTATCATAGTCAGCTTGCATCTTCTCGATATCTAAATCCATTACAACTCCTCCGCGCCCATATAAAGACGCGAGTCAAATGCGGACAAATTTTGCCCTGGCCTCATTATATCATCTAGCTTGTCAAAGCACTCAGGATGACAGTCAAAAATAATAGCATCATGCAGCAAGAAAAGAGGAACGCACTGGTGTCCTTGTTCTGCCACGCCTTGCACGATCTCATAGAATCCTTCTAGCGCAGCATCCATTGCTGAGGACTGTATGTAGTTGTTATACAGCACGTGCGAGGCGTCATTGCGTACGCGAATGTTCCTACCAAAGTAATTCTTAATAGTGCCGGCCTTAGCTTCTTCTTCCAGGTGGGCTTTGATATCTTCCACGCCGAAGAAGACCTCAAGCTTACCAAGAATATCCAGCGCTGTCTGCTTACTTACACCTAGAAGATCCTTGACTCTCCGCACTCCCATGCCGTAAAGCGTGGCAATGGTTAACAGCTTTGCAGTTTGTCGGCCGTATTGATCGTTTAATACAGTCTTGCACAGATCAGTGTAGATATCTTTCTCCGGAAACTGCCCAGACAATATGAGGGCAACTCGGGGCTCCAAGCTGACGTAGTCGAACTGCATGATCTTGCCGCCGTCAAATCGCGATGTCAAGATATCCCTCATCTCTTTCTTGAGCGTGAGAATCTGCGGGCCGGAGGCCACGGTAAGTCTGCCTGTGTTGGTGCCAGTCAGATTATAATCTACTTGCTTAGTCTTGCCCTTCATGGGAGTGAAAGACGCTAGGACCGACTTATTGACAGTTGTTGGGTCTGCATATCGACGAGCAAAAGCTTTCTCATCTATACATGCTGGTTGCAATGAGGAGATTAACGTCTGTTGCTTAGAAACCCTATTCTTAAAGTATTCGTATTGATCAGACTCGGAGTTTAATCTAATAGCATCCTGGATACTCTGGAAGTAATTCTTATACGCTCTCTTCGGTAAAGCTTGTGACCAGAGGATATTTTTAATCCCGGCGGGTCGAAATGGAACAGCAAACTTAGAGTCAGGTTCTCTTGGCACTTCGATTCCCGAAAGGTGCGAGATGACACTAAATGCCTCATTGGGCAAGAACCCAACAGTTAATCCTTCTTCAGGGATCTCGCTTACCCATGATGCCCCGGACTCGAAGTCCGTCACCAGGTGCTGCTCGGTACCTAAGATATGTTTATGGATGCAAACATTCACATACCATTATAGCGTGAACCTCATGAATTTACACAGGAAGATTACTTAGGGGATTACTCAGACGAGGCCAAAAGTTTCTTCGACTTTTCGAGGAGGGCGTTGAGGCTCTCGAAAGCTCCGTCTGCATTTCGATTGTAAAGAGACACAGATGTAGTAAAACTCCCAGGAGAGATGCGGTGATTAACCGTTTTCACGTAATACAGGTCATCAACGGAAGTTCCTGTTCCAAAGTCTACAAAGAAGTGCTGCGCGTATCGAATGATAGGACATCCAAGCATAGTGATGTTGGCGTCAGCGGGCTGGACCTGCATGGGCAAACCATTGGGTTGTGTTCCCTTTGCTGTTCTCCGGGGATCTTTCCCATATCTTTTCAGTTGAACATTCTTATAACCAGAGCTCTGGATGGAGGCAAATTTTGCAGATGTTATCACAGAGCCATCTGATCCATACGTCAGTGTAGGATATCCCCTAGTGATTATGCGCTTAAGCTGCGTGAAAGAAAGCTGGAGTTCATACTCCGGATCCTTTGCGGTGCCGACATTCTTTATAAGATCGCTGGGAATCTGCTTTATTATATTTTGAACTGCAGATGCGCTATCAGCCTCGGCAGAATTAACTGCTCCGGCAAGGGTCTTGCTTGTAGCTTTAAGCGTGGAAATTGTGTCGCTTCCTGCCTGCAAAGCTTTAATGTAAGCTGACTGTCGACCGCAGTGATTATCAAATATGTGAACTCTAAGAATTGTCTTGCTGGCTGCTACTGATCTGGAATCGCCCGGGCCAGGAACTGCGGGCAATGCCTCGAACATTATCTGGATCTTAGGTGATCTATAGTTTTTAGTTAGGTCCTGAAACTGCTCATCTAGCGCCTTGGAAGCGGCGGCATCTTTATCCCCCTCGCTAGGCAGAGTCTTCCTACCTGACGCGGTGATCGCCTGACGGAGAGCCTTCGGCGGAACAACTTGAGTCATGGGAGCGAAGGGATACTGGATAAAATTCTTGACCATCCACATCATAAAAGTCTGGATCGGGATGTCTGCAGAGCGCAAGTTCTGCATCATGAAGTCTAGGCCATGCTGAAACTCATCCTTGTCAATCAAGAACTGGTCTATCGTGTATTGAGAGAGCGGGTTTTTAACTTTGTCACCCACATAACCGGAGACGTCACTAAACCCGTAGAAAAAAAGCTGCACCTCGGCGTATTTGCCTGTTGCTGCGAGAGGACGCCCTACGAAATTTGAGAACAGCTTCCCAATTGTAATATACCGAGAAGTCTCTGCTTTTGAGTCGGTAGAGCTAGGTTTTTTTCTAAGCCCTGGCCCACCAAGTTCCACAGGCTTAGCAGGATAAAATGGGTCGTCAGTTTCGTTAAAAATAACTTTCATGACCCCGTCGATCAGTGCTTTCTTCTGCGAAACAAACTTTGATTTATTATCGTTTAGTTTTGTAAGACTCGCTATAAGTTCCTTTATTTCAAGTGTACTGAAGTCTATATTTCCAAGGGCCTTAGAGGTCGTGTCATTGTTAATAAGTTCCTCAAGATTTCCAGCAAAGATCGTAGAGTTGCTCAAAAGAGCTTCGTCAATATTAATCACGGCGCTGATGTCTTTTCTTTTCTTTCCCTTTGATTTTTCGGCCAGAACCTTTCGGATCTTATCTGTCGTTTCTCCCATAACGTCGCCGATCGATTTCATACTGGGATTTTCAAAAATAGATGTATTCTCAGTGTGCATATTCCCTTTAGCAAGGAGGTCCAGTTCAATATTAACCTCACCATTGTTACCCATTGAGAAAGAGGTGTTAGCAACAGAGAACTTTTCCGTCTGCCGCATCGAGTTCAAGAATCTTCCATAAGCAGACTGGTGAGAGTTGTCAGGATGCGACCAGCCGTACTCAATTAACAACTCATTCGTACCGTAGTTTTCCGGCTTGATTAGCTCTGCTATCTCATGCAGTCGGGAACGATCGTGAAGTGTAATGGAAAGCTTGGCCTTCTTCTTCTCCATTAGTCCTGCTGCGGGAACCACAGAGACGTCAAAACTCGTGATCGACATGAACGGTCGGAACGGATCTAAGATCGGGACTGCACGAGATTTATGATTAAGTGGAACCACAGTCTGGGGCATCGTGAACAGCTCCATGCCAAAAGAGGAGTTGTGTCTGTTGCTGCCGTCGCTGTTTTTGGCGCTGCTGCCGGCGGCGTCTCGTGCAAGTGCCTGTGTCCCCACCTCACCTGCGATGTTGCTGTTCCCGCCTACCAATGCCTTGGCTAAGCTGATTGAAAAGGGGTGTTTTGAGCCTTTCTCTTTCCCTGCAGCGGTAGTAGGAGAAGACGTAAAGAACTGAATATCTAAAAAAGGCACGCACCGAGAGAACTCATACGTTGGAATAGCGTTGGCGAAGACCTCGATCTCAGAGGTAAGCGCATTAGTAGGACTAAAATCAAAGTGCTTAGCTGATAAGACACACATCGTAGGATTCGTAGCATCCTTAGTTTGAGGAGCAACATCAGCAGTGACTGAGATCATGTTATTCTTTTCAATATTTTTAATCGTTAACCTAGGTGCAAAAGAGTTGCAATCAAAACCCTCACCCTTAGCGACTTCGCCCAAACAATCTGCCTTCTTCTCATTATAAAGATTGAAGTTGGCGGTGAAGGCCTTCGTCTTCGACTTCGATTCTAACACATCCACTTTTTCCTTCATGACTTTACCAAACATGGCGCCGTCGAGATTCTCTAGTATCTCTTCGGAAATCCGCTTAATATCCTGATTCTTGTTCTTGTCTGCATCACTGACTGGCGCGTTAGAGCCCATTGCTAACTGTCGTACGGTGCCTCCGTAGCCTGAACCTTTTCTTATCTGGTTGGCTGCTACCCGAAGAGAGCGATTTTTGGCGGTGGTGGTCATTCGACAAGGTCCGCGATCTGGGATAAGTCTATAGGGATCAAAATCCGAGTTCCGGCAGGAACTTGGAGCCCCCACCCAATACCACTCGCAGCAGCGATTACCCACCAGAGGGATCCGTCGCCGTACTGCTGGCCGGCAAGAACGTCTAATCTCTCAGCCTGATCAAGTATCTTCTCTTTAAGGCTGATGGAGTTTTGCCTCACAGCATTTCGAATGAACATTACTCCTCGGGCAGTACCGTATTCTTTGCCACGATTCAAGATAGGATCTCTACTGTATCGGGATATACTCATGAGTCGTCATCCAGCTTCATGCCTGCGATATCAGCAGAAATACCATCAGTTGGACCTCCCTTGTTGCCAATACTGGAGATAGCGTGTGAGATCGCGTCGCCGGCGACCTCAGCTAGTTGTGAATCAAGGATGTCACCGGATGTTCCTATGATATCGTTCATGACATCGCCCACTGGATATAGCGGAGCTCTGTTGTAACCCAAGTGATCCAAGCCGGGGGCAATGTCGTGCACAGGCTGGAATCGGCAAGTGATCCTAGCAAGTTTGGGTGCTCGGGAGCCCTTATCCACTTCCCAGGACACAGAATCATCGATCCAGTTAAAGCTCATTTGAGAGATGAATCCTGGCAGGCCTTTGCCGCTCGCTTGATCAAACGATCTTACCACAGCATTGTTATAGGGCATCAAGAATTTAACTCCATCTAGCATTCCGCCGAGAAGGAGACCGGCGGCGCCGGCAACTACTCTAACAGCATTAATAGCAAGAAACTCCTTAAATAGACCTCCAGGAATTAAAGAGACGTCGTGGTGATTGACCCAGTAGGGTATATCGCCACCGCCCACATCATACATACCTAAAGATGCCATATCCGGAGAAGAAGCTACGCGTACTTTATAGAAAACATCACCGTTAGGATCCATTTTATAATCCCATACTTTTGCATACACATCCTTAAAAGGAATGAAAAGTTTTCCTGGGGTACCATCTGCTCTATCCAGATTTCTCACGCTTGGAAAAGATAATCGGACGACATCTCCGGGCTTGAGACCTCTAAGGCTAGACCCACCTTGCTCTGGCTTTAGGCGTGCCTTTTGCCTGACCAGGCGCATTATCTCTAAGAAATTAATAGAAGCCGCACCAGAGGAGAGCACTGCACTGCTTCCGGCTTGGGCGGCCTGACTGTCACCTCTTGAATTGTTTAAGAGGCCGAGCCCCTGGAAGAGGAGTCGCATAATGTTTAAAGTCATAGCAGTTGTCTTACTTGAGAATGCTGTCGGTGCGAACTGTTCAGTGCCGACGCCAAAGAGGCGTGATAAATTAAATTTGGAAAAGTTGGTCTTTATAACATCACCTATTCGAAGTCGAATCATGGGTGATGCAGATTGAACCTGGGAGAACGGCATAATGAAGTTCTTCCCGTAGGCTCCGCCAGTAAAAAATCCCGTCTCGGTCTTCTGCTGCTGCGTACTTCTACCTTGTGTATACTGCGGATAGAGCATTGTCACGAGCTTATTAATCTTAAACCACATCTCATTGAAGTCTTCGCGTGACGTAGCTGCCACGTAGAAACTAAAACCGATATCTCTTGAAGTATTCTGGTAGATCTGGACTGAATCGGCTCGTCCGATAGCTTGATTACTACCGTACCTCGCGCTGTAGCTGTCGCTAAGGTCATTCAAGAAAGCGTGGAAGGCGATGATCTCTCCTGTGCGAAGGTCGTGAAAGTAGAAAGGAACATACTCGGCATCAAGGACCCTCTCATGATTCTCCACAAACTCCTGCGGAAGCCTTCCATTAGATTCTGCCTTAGTGATGCCTTCCATGCTAATGTGTGCAGCAGCTGGAGAATCATTGCTAAGCGTCTGCATGGCATTGAGGACTGAGCCGAACTCGATCTCGGCAGGAAGTAAATACATACTGGGGACCGATGAACCTCGCCACGCTAGGCGCATAGAATCAGGGCTTGAACCAGGCTCAACTTGGGCGTCCCTGCTTTTCATAGCATGAGAACTTGGCCTGTAATGAAACCCAGGAATCTCTGTAGGACGCCCGAAAGGAGTGAGACCCGGGTCACCCGAAGATTGTAGCTGGTCGACTTTGTATGGGCTGACTGTTCTGCTGTACACAGCGTCACCAGTTGTCGCGAGAACATTCATGCACGCTACCAGTTTTGATGACCTGAAGGCATCAATCATGGTAATAGTACCGACTATGCTTTCAGGTGAGCCTGCTGCTGCTGCTGCTGCAGTGCTAAATCGCGCTTCCATTACCTGTGCGTCTCTCATGACTGCTCGACAGAAATTAATGTAGAAGCCAGGAGTATTTGCGATGTTCTTGCGAGCCGCGCGAATATTTTTAAAAAGCTGTATCTTCTCATCCCAGTCGCTGTCTGTCATGGGCATGCCGGGGGTTTCGATACCAAACAGCAGAGCGCTTCCGATCTTAATTGCCTTATCAAAGGGCAATGATGTGTATGCAAAGCCTAGATCAGTGCGCAACATAGCTGACGCGTCGATCTTTTCTATATACTTACCCTTTGTATATGGTCGTGATCCGGGTGCGATTCCGGACTTGGCTTCTCCTGTTAAATTGTCAATAAAATCTTTGTTTGCGCCTGACGTCAAAGCTGCAATAGTAGCGGCAATAATCGAGTCAGCAAGAGCCTTCATCTGTACAGGATTAAGATCAGCGAAAGATGAGGAAGGAGTGTTAAGCTGTCCAAAAGTTGTTCGAGGTGAGTCATCATCAGGCTCATCAAACTGACCTCCTGACGCTTTGGATATGTCGAAAGCAGACTCATTTACATTGCCCTCTGAAAGATTTCTAGGGCGAACAGACGTCACGTTAACACGAGTGCTGGCATATCTCTGGTTCTGATTAGTTTGTGTGCCTTGCGGTGAGAATCCGGCGGCCTGTGATATCAGATTTTCAGCTGTATCCTTCAGGTCATTCAGCGAGAATGCGAAACCGTCGGTTGTGGCCTCACCAGATGGTGCCTTTGAATTATAAGCTCCGACCTGCGGCTGGAATGAACCTACAACTTGCTCATCTGGGTTTGTGCGCGCAGAGGCGTATACTCCGTCAGTCTCAGCACTCTTCTGCATCCCAGCAAAACGATTTCGCGTTAACACAGCAGATACTGTGCGCTTGACAATTGGGCCGGCGCCTGACTGCTCATTAGGATTGCCGTATGCTGGACCCGGGGTTCCAGTGACCGAACGACCTTGCGGAGAACCAATGACTGTAGATTGAGACTGTGTATCGATATCCCGGAGAGCATTCGGGGCTGTGGCTGTGCCTGCAGGCTTTCGAATTCCGGGCAGTCCCTTAGTAAAGAACTGGCCGAGTTTCAAAGGGCTCGGGCGGTCGAGAGTTGAGCTCGCTAGCTCGGAAGGAATAAACTGAGATTGTGAATCTAGAGTATCTGTATTGCCAGGTTGTTGAGGATTGATTCTAGTGTCCTCTAAGACCTTTTGCCTTGCAGACCCTAAGCTTACCTGTTGGACGTTGTGTGCGTGGGCAGGAGACTCAAGCGGAAGGTCATCTTGGCCTGAGCTTTGAAAGCCGGGCAGAGCACTGTAGTCCGCATTAGGCTCAGTAAAGTCGTTGTCTAGACGATTGTCACCGTTTCGATCCTTGGGAACTAAGACCTTCTTTGTATCTTCAGGCATCTGTATCCCCTGGTTTTATTCCGGTCGACCTGAGATGACTCATCGTGCTTATAACGCTTGCCAACAC